GAGCGACAGAGGAAATGCTGGCTTATGAAAGAGATGAACAAATGAGCATAGAAGACTTTATTGCGGAGGAATAGGTGATGGGAAAAGTTGATGATTATACAGCCGGTAGATCACAGGGATTGATTCTAGCAAGGGAGATTGTAAAAAAAGACGGTATCGAGGGACTGGAGAAAGAAATCCAGTTTCGGAATATCACAGGAATCAACACAGCCTTAACCAGAAAAGAGCTGAACATTGCCTGCGAGAAGATTAAAAACATGACACTGGACACAATGATGGTGATCGCAGTCGCAACGCTGCATGATGAGTTCGGTTTTGCTGGGAAACGGTGCAAGAGATTTATCGACAGAATGAACCTGAAAGCAGAGTGTCTGGTGGACGATATGGCAACATGGGATGAATATACGAGGATGATAAAAGATGAGATTGGAATTGAGATGACGATACGGAGGAATGACTAATGACGAAAACAGAAGAAACATGGAGTGAAGGGAAGAGAGTTAGAGAAGCGATAAAATTAATAAATCATTGTATTGATATCCAGGGAAAATGCAAAAGAATGAGAGAAAAAGAAATTAAGTGGGTAGATATAAAGGGCTTTGAAGGAAGATACAAAATTAATCAATATGGAGAAGTGCTTAGCACTGGAAAAAGCGAAAATAAAACAGGAACTGGAAACTATGATAGAAAAGAAAAAATTTTAACTCAATCAACGAATAATAAAGGATACAAGATTGTTCATCTCTATAAAGATAGAAAGGATCATCAGTTGCTTGTGCATAGATTGGTCGCTGAAATGTTTTTGGATAATCCATATAATTATGAAGTCGTAAATCACAAAGACGAAAACCCAGAAAATAATTGCTTGGAAAACCTAGAATGGTGCACGCAAAAATACAATATGAATTATGGAACGTCAAAATACAGAATTGGCAAGAAGAATAGTAAAAAGGTACTTCAATTTAGCAAAGATGGTATTTTAATAAAAGAGCATTCTTCAATAATAGGAGCTGCTAGAGAATTAAATATATCTGACGGGAATGTTGGAGATTGTTTAAAAGGGAGAACTAAAACAGCTGGAGGATATGTATGGAAATACGCAATATAGTTTTTAAAGCAAAGAGAATAGATAATGGAGAATGGGTGGAAGGAGATTTAGAGCATACGAAATATGATGATGTAATCTGGATTGTAGATGTGCGTGGAGAAAAGTGTTATAGATGCGATTCAGACACCATATGCCAATACACAGGACTTACCGACAAGAACGGCGAGAAGATTTGGGAGAATGATATTGTTGAATGTAATAAAAGAAAAGAAGAATGTGGATTATATAAAGTCATTTGGAGAAAAGAGTATGCTGATTTTGGGGTTGTGCCTATAAGCAATACATGCATAGGACAATATCCAATAGGGTTTAGCTACGGAAAGACATTACATGGGAGAGATTATAAATCGGTCGGAAACATTTTTGATAATCCAGAGTTGTTGGAGGTGGAATAATGAAAAAAGAGTGCATAAAATGCAAATATTATAAAAACTACTATAAATCAACAGAATGTTATTGTGAAAAAGGTTATTGCGTTATGGATAAGAAATATAGGAGACGGAGTAAATGAACGTACTAGAGAAGATTTTAGAAGAGATTGAAGAACGTGTGAACATGGTTAAAAACATTCCAGTCAATGAAGATGATGATTTTCTGGATGGTGAGGAATGTTATGAAGCCGGAAGAATACAAGGTCGATATGAAGAGCTAGTATGGTGCAGAAATATAATTCGTTCCCACATGGACGAAGTTCTGGATAATAATGACGGTTGGATCCCGGTGGGAGAGAGGCTGCCGGAGGATGGAAAAGAAGTTTTATGCACAGATGGGAAATACATCTATTTAGTAGAGTATGATGCGGACTTAGACGCAGCGTTCGGAGAAGTGGATGGAATTATAGAATGGCAGCCACTTCCAAAACCATACAAGGAGGAATAACATGGACATTTTAATCACAATCGCATTCCTAGCCCTGTATTACATCCTGGGGCTTGGAACAGTGATTGCCCTAAAGACAGGATTGGAAGAGGATGTAAAACTAGAAGGTGCGGATTACCTGATGGCTGCGGGATTTCCGATACTGTTATTTGTGGTGTTTTTGGATTGGATTGTGCGAAAGATAGTGAGGTGATGCATGAATGACAAGAGATGCTATGAAGCGCAGAAAGGAGACGGCAGGAGTTATCCGGAAGATAGATGCGCATAATATGGCAACGAGAAAGCCCTGTGAGACAGCTTTAAAGCAACAGGAGCATAAAGCCATTGCCTGTGACTTTAAAGGCGGCGAGAGGGCAAATAAGGACGCTGTGGAGTACATAGCAGAGAAATACAACATAAAAGAGCGGATCCCGGGAGGTGATTGAATTGGACAAGAAAACACTGAAAAAGTATAAGCCAAACAAAGATAGACTTATCCGGATTGAGAACCAGATACAAGAACTTTGCGAACGGGAACCAACTGTTGTTATGGGGAAAGTAACAGGATCCAGCGCAGATTTTCCGTACACCGAAGTGAGAACGTCTGTACAAATGTATGACCCTTACGAAGAAGAGAATGTAAGACGGCAGATCAGAAGAAAAGAAGCGGATAGGCTACTGATTCTGAAGGAGCAGAAAGAAGTTGAAGACTACATAAATGGGATTGATGATCCGGAGATTAAAGAGATATTTGAGTTGGCATTTGTGGAAGGTAAGAAGCAGCAAGAGGTTGCAGACATCATTGGATATACCCAGGCGCGAGTATCGCAGATTATAAGCGCACAGCTTAAAGATTTATAGCATTTATATTTTACTTATGCTATAATTATCCTAGAACGATTGTATATTGTTCTAAAACAATCTTTCCAAACATTCAGAACACCGCCGGACTTTTACCCTTTCTTGTCTGGCGGTGTTTTTACGCCGTGGTCAGTTGGGACAAGCGGGTTCGATCCCTGCACACGGTTTAGTAGCATATCACGGTAAATATTAAAAATCCGGAATGCCGTGGAAGTGCTACGGAGTGATATCACAAAACGCAGATATCCGCAGATCTGCCAGAACAACAAACAAAAATAGATTCAGCAATCTATATTTAGTGTAATCAGCGTACCCGAGTGCGGATAGGGTAAAGGATGTCAATAAAGGGCATCCTATGGGTGTATAGCTCAGTAGGTAGAGCGATCGGCTGTTAACCGATGTGTCGTAGGTTCGAGTCCTGCTATACCCGCTGTGGACTACTGCAAAGTTTCCTCCTTTTTCTTATAAATTTTGATTGTGTTTTTTGTAGTCGTATTCAAGCGTATTAGCAGTAGTCCTAAATTCTTAGCATCCAGAGATGGGTGGTTTTATTATGTTTTAAAGGTGGTGAGTCCCATGACGGAAAAACAGAAAATATTTGCAGATGAGTACTTGATTGATCTAAATGCCACACGGGCTTACCGCGTTGCATATCCAAGCGTAAAGAAAGAACAAACGGCAGCACAAGCAGGAAGCAGGATGTTGAGAAATGTCAAGGTTGCCGCATATATTTCCGAGCGAATGGAAGAGAGGCAGAAGAGAACAGAGGTAACACAGGATCGAGTTGTACAAGAACTTGCTTCAATCGCATTTGCAAGGGCAACGGATTATGTTGAGATCAGGAGTAATGGTACAAATAGCGTTGTTGTAATAAAACCAACTACGGAACTGTCAGAAGAACAGGTACGTGCGATCGCAGGAATTAAAGAAGGGGCAAACGGAATTGAAATCAAATTGAATGATAAAGAAAAAGCTCTTGAACTTCTCGGCAGACATTTAGGCATGTGGAATTATAAGATAAACGTCGAAGGACAGGTGGAAGCCAAAAATCCGTTTGCAGATCTGACGACAGAAGAATTGAAGAAGTTGGTCGGCGATGGATAGGGAAGAACGAATTAAACAAGGTGCTTTGATAGAACTTGCAAAACGTGAGTTCTTTTTTTATTGTCAATTAAAAGCACCGGATTTTTATAAAAGCGATAGAACGTTTTTAGTAAATCTGTGTAATGGGCTTCAAGAGTTTGTGGAGTCTGACGAAGAAGTGTGTATTGTGAATATCCCTCCAAGACACGGAAAAAGCAGAACCGCAGGAAATCTTGTGGAATGGTGTCTAGGGAATGACCCAACATATAAGATTATGACTGGCTCCTACAACGAAACACTGTCTACTATGTTTTCGAAAAATGTGAGAAATAGTATACAAGAGGAAAAAGCTGATGAAAGTAAACCAGTGTTTTCGGACGTATTCCCGGGAGTAAAAATAAAGTATGGAGATGGCGCCATGAATCTGTGGAGCCTCGAGGGGGGCTATAACAACTATCTTGCGACATCGCCTACCGGAACAGCCACAGGATTTGGATGTGATTTGATGATTATAGATGACCTTATCAAGTCGGCGCTTGAAGCAAATAATGCAACGGTATTGGAAAATCATTGGTTGTGGTTTACAGATACGATGCTATCACGTTTGGAAGAGGGCGGGAAAATTATTGTAATCATGACGAGATGGCATAGCGAAGACTTGGCGGGGAGAGTACTGGAATGGTGTCAAAACAGCAATAAAAAATACCGACATATAAAAGATAAGGCTTTACTGGATCCTACTAAGCGCTTAATGCTCTGCCCGGAGATTCTCAGCTATGAGTCTTACAAAGATAAAACAAGCGCGATGGGAGAAGATATTGCCAGCGCTAACTACAATCAAGAGCCGATTGACTTAAAAGGACGGCTATACACAAAATTTAAAACTTACGAAGATATACCGCGGGATATTGGCGGGAATCAACTCTTTACGGAGATTAAAAATTACACCGATACAGCTGATGAAGGAAGTGACTACTTATGCAGCATTACTTATGGAGTTTACAACATGGAAGCTTATGTACTTGACGTGATTTATACTCAGGAGGCTATGGAGCACACAGAAGGAAAAGTAGCAAAAATGCTATTTGATCATAAAGCAAACATTGCTGATATTGAGTCGAATAATGGAGGGAAAGGATTTGCGAGAGCCGTAGAAAGCATTTTACAGCAACAATTCCAAACAAATAAAACATCGATTAAGTGGTTTCACCAGTCGCAGAACAAAAAAGCAAGGATTTTATCTAATGCAACTTGGGTGATGGATCATATTTACTTCCCAAAAAATTGGCGTGATAGATGGCCAGATTATTATAAAGATATGAATAAGTATCAAAGAGAAGGTAAAAATGCACACGATGATGCGCCGGATGCAACTACTGGAATCGCTGAGAAAATAAGCAAAGGTAAAATAAAGTTAAAGACCTTTAGAGGAGGAATATAAAATGAATGGGAAAAGACCATACAGATTGCCGGAACCGCTTTTATGTTCCG